CGCCTCGTTATTCCTTTCTACGATAAGGAAAAAAACCTTGTTGCGATACAGGGCCGTTCATTGGGTGAATCGAAACTCAGGTATATCACACTAAAGCTACACGATGATAATCCAAAAGTCTTTGGAATGGATAGGATCAACGAGGAGAAGATGATATATGTGGTGGAAGGTCCTATTGACAGTATGTTTTTAAATAACGCTGTGGCGACTGCTGACAGTAACCTGGAATCCATCAGTAATATATACGATAAGAGTAAAGTTGTTTTGGTGTTTGATAATGAACCTCGTAATAAAGAAATAGTAATGAAGGTTGACAAAGCTATAGAAAATCATTATAATGTTGTCATCTGGCCAGAAATGATTGAAACTAAAGACATTAATGATATGGTGATGGATGGGTTTTCACCAGATGAAATTCAAGACATTATAAGTAAATATACATTCGTTAATCTGAGAGCAAAAGCAGAATTTATCAATTGGAAAAAGATTTAAACTTGTTGTAAATATAATAAAAAGAAAGCGAACAAAGAATGGCTGAATATTTGGGCATTGAAATAGATTTAGAACGAGATAAACTTTTTGATGAATTAGGAATAAAACGATTACAAGAATCGTACATGAAAGAAGATGAAACTTCACCACAACACAGATTTGCTTTTGTATCAAAATCATTCGGGAGTAACCAAGAACATGCACAAAGATTATACGAGTATAGCAGCAAGCATTGGCTCTCTTATTCTACTCCCATTCTTTCTTTTGGTCGTAGTAAGCGTGGCATGCCTATATCATGTTTCCTTAACTACATTGAAGATACTGCGGAGGGACTAGTTGATAATCTATCAGAAACTAATTGGCTTTCTATGCTTGGCGGTGGCGTTGGTATTGGTTTTGGAATTCGTTCAGCAGACGATAAATCTACTGGTGTCATGCCTCACCTCAAAATCTACGATGCTAGTTCTCTCGCATATCGCCAAGGTCGTACTCGTAGGGGGTCTTATGCTGCTTACCTCGACATTAGCCATCCGGATATTATTGGGTTTTTAGAAATGCGTAAACCGACTGGTGATCCAAACCAGCGGTGTTTAAATCTTCACCACGGCATTAATATCACTGATGACTTTATGTCACTCATTGAAAATTGCATGTTGGATCCAAACGCCAACGATGATTGGCAGCTAAGAGATCCACATTCAGGTGAAGCAAGAGAGATTGTATCAGCCAGACATCTATGGCAACAAATCTTAGAATTTCGTATGCACACCGGCGAACCATACATCCATTACATCGATACAAGCAACCGTGAGATGCCACAACACTTAAAAGATTTGGGTTTAAAGATTCATCAATCAAATCTGTGTTCAGAAATTATTTTACCTACAAATGAAGAAAGAACCGCTGTATGTTGTTTATCTTCATTGAACCTCGAAACATATGACGAGTGGAAGAATAATAAAGTTTTCCTTAAAGATGTTGCTGAAATGCTTGATAATGTATTACAGTATTTTATTGATAATGCTCCTGATGCTATTGGCCGTGCAAAGTATTCTGCTGCACGTGAACGTAGTATCGGTATCGGCGCTTTAGGTTTTCATGCTTACCTACAACGTAATGGAATTGCGTGGGAAGGAGTAATGGCCAAAGTTGCAAATAATAAAATCTTTAGTTCAATTAGAAAGGGATTAGATGTTGCAAATATTGAATTGGGTACCGAAAGAGGTGAAGCTCCTGATGCGGCTGGTACCGGTCGTAGGTTTAGTCATGTTATGGCTATTGCTCCCAATGCTTCTTCTTCCATTATCATGGGGAATACTTCTCCTTCTATTGAACCTTATCGTGCCAACGCTTATCGGCAGGATACTCTTTCGGGTTCTTTCTTAAACAAGAATCGTTGGTTGGATAAAATTATTAAAGAAAAGGCAAAAAATGAACAAGATTACGCTGACATTTGGTCTAGTATTATTGCTAATGATGGCTCTTGCCAACACCTTGATATCCTTTCCGATGCTGAACGAGATATATTTAAAACGTCCATGGAAATTGACCAAAGATGGATTATCGACCTTGCTTCAGACCGTCAAGCATACATTGACCAAGCACAATCATTAAATCTATTCTTTAGACCAGACGCACATATTAAATATATTCATGCTATTCATTATATGGCATGGAAAAAAGGATTGAAAACTTTATACTATTGCCGTTCCGAAAAGATTGGTAAAGCCGATAAAGTTGCTAAGAGAGTTGAAAGAGAAGTTATCAAAGAGCTTGATATGGCACAGATTGCTCAGGGTAATGATTGCATTGCATGTGAAGGTTAAATGATTACCGTAACCGATAGTGCTTTCAATAAAATTAGAGATTTAATTGTCGAAGAACCAAACAATGATAATTTAGCATTAAGAATGTCAGTGAAAGGTGGAGGTTGTTCAGGCTTTCAATATGAATTCACCTTTGATGATAAACAAGAAGAAGATGATTTTGTGATTGAGAAAGATTCCATTAAAGTGTTTGTTGATTCAATGTCAGCACAATATTTGATGGGAGCTACTTTAGATTATAAAGAAGAAAAATTCAATTCACAGTTTGTTATAACAAACCCCGAAGTTAAAGGTACCTGCGGATGCGGTTCCTCATTTAGTGTATAGAGAGAAGAATGATTAAGAAAATAGAAACAAGGCTCACCGATGAACGCACATATTTTAAACCTTTTAATTATCCTTGGGCTTACGATGCATGGCTTAAGCATGAGCAATCACATTGGTTACATACCGAAGTACCTATGCTTGAAGATGTTAAAGATTGGAAGAAAAAGCTTACAAAAGAGGAAAAACAATTTCTCACGCATATCTTTAGATTCTTCACCCAAGGAGACATTGACGTTGCTGGCGGTTATGTTAATAATTATCTGCCTTATTTCCCTCAACCCGAAATTCGAATGATGTTGTTAGGCTTTGCTGCTCGTGAAGCCTTACATATTGCCGCTTATTCTCATTTAATTGAAACGCTAGGTTTGCCTGATACGGTCTACAATGACTTTATGGAATATCAGGCTATGAAAGAAAAACACGATTACGTTATGGACATCTCTGCTCAAAATACTACAAAAAAGAACACTGCAACTCATATTGCTGTATTCTCGGCATTTACCGAAGGTATGCAGCTTTTTAGCTCTTTTATTATGTTACTCAATTTTCCACGACATGGCAAAATGAAAGGCATGGGCCAAATTGTAACTTGGTCTATTGTCGATGAAACACAACACACCGAAAATATGGTGAAACTATTCCGCACATACATAGAAGAAAATCGTGAAATTTGGAATGATGAACTTAAAGGTCGTCTATACACGATTGCTGAAAGAATGGTAGAATTAGAAGATAAATTTATTGACCTGGCATTTGCAATGGGTGCTATGGAAGATTTATCAGCTGAAGATGTTAAGAAGTATATTCGTTATATTGCAGACCGCAGATTGATATCCTTAGGACTCAAAGGTCAGTTTAAAGTGAAAAGAAATCCATTACCGTGGGTTGAAGAAATGATTAACGCACCAACACACACAAACTTCTTTGAGAACAGAGCAACCGATTATGCTAAAGGTTCTTTATCGGGAGATTGGGGTGATGTATGGGCTCATTAAAGGAATCAAATGACAGAAAAATCTTTAACTGGCGAATGCCTAAGTTGTGAATCAACCTATAGTGTACAATATATGACTGAATTAGTTTCACAAGAATTACCAGAAATGTGTCCATTTTGTGGTGAACAAATCGAAGAATTATCCGAGGACTATATAAAGGATGATGACGATGATTTGGACACGGAAGAATGGGACTAAACTGGCAATATAATGACAAAGATTTTACGGAAGACTTGATTGGTGAAAATTATGGATTTGTATACCAAATAACCAATGTGGTAAGTGGTAGAAAATACATAGGTAAGAAATTCTTTTATTCTGCCAGAACCAAACAAGTCAAAGGAAAGAAGAAACGGATCAAGGTTTCGAGTGATTGGCAAACTTACTATGGAAGTAGTGCCGAACTGACCAAAGATGTGTTATCATTAGGTAATGAAAAATTTACCAGAGAGATAATTCATCTTTGCCTCTCTAAAGGTGATTGTGGTTATTTGGAAGCTAAAGAGCAATTCGTAAG